TTCTTTTCTTTTCTGCTAACATTCTTTTCTGACCGCCAACTGGCATTTCAGGTTTTCCTGTAGCAATATAATTAAAAGCTTGGTCAGCAGTTGTTTTAGATCTAGGATCTACCTCAATACTTTGCTCTGCAACCTTAACTTCTTTTATTTTGTCTAGTTTTTGCATTTATGCTCCTTTTTTTACACCTTTTATAACACCTTTGTTCTTAGATGCATAGAATATCTTTTCACCCTTCTTTTTACCGTACTGTTTTTTCATGGATTTCATAATTTTTTTACCTTTTTTGTTTAATGGCATTAATTATCCTCCGTAATAACCGCTGCCTGCTGCACTCCGGTCTTTGCAAGGCTAACTCCAGCTCTTAATTTAGCTAAATCTTCGTTTTGATCCATTTTATCCTCTGCAATCTCGCCTTGTTGCATCAATCTTGCTCTTGCAAGGTCAATTTGAGCTTCATCATTGTCTCTTTTTCGCTCATTTTCCATCGCACGAAGGTCAACCTCACGTGATTTTAGTTTTAAAAGAGGATCATTGTCAAATTGTGAGGTAATTTTCTTTTCTTCCTTCATAAATTCCTCAGTCATTTCTGCAATTAATACAGATTTTCTTGATTCAATCTGATTTGTTAAGGCTTGTAGCTGTTGTTGGATGTTTGGATCCATGGCAGCTTGTTGTTGCATCAACATCATCTGTTGCATTTGCTCTCTAAACTCTAATTGTACCTGTTCTTGTGCCATTAGACTAATATGCTCTAAAATATTTTTTTGTATTGCAGCCATAACCGCAGGATTATTTCTAACAATATTAGTCGACATAAAATTTAAGTGTGCAGTTATGTGTGCTCTGTGGTCTTGGCCAGGAAAAGCTTGAAATGGTTTTCCTGCTAAAGCATTTATGTGTTCTAAACTTGGATCCATAGGTGCAGTTGGTGCTGGTGGTGGTAGAACTGCGTCTACATTTTTAACACCAATCGCTTCATACATGTTTCTGTAAACTTGATACAAGTTGTGTATCTGTGGGTTTGATGTTGCAAGTTGTAATTGTGTTTGTGCTAAGGTCACTCTTTGTGACATAGAAAATATATTTGGATCTGCAACAGGAACAATATCTATTCTGTTATCAAAGTCTGCTTGTTTAATATTTCTTGCACCGCCTACAACATCGTATGGATATTCTGGTGGTAAATATTGTGATACAACTGTTGACAATAATTTAAATTCATCTCTCATAGCTGCATAACATCTTTTGTGTATTGCGCTCATAACTCTTGAACCACGTTCTAATAATGCTATTGTTGTTCCAACAGCAGCACCTTGATTACCATCACCTACTTGCATATCAGCAATAGCTGCAAATCTTTGTCCTGCTTGCACAACAATACCTAATAAATTTAATAATGTTTGAGATGGTTCTTTGTATGGTAATGGAAAGAATGCATCACGTAATGATCCACCCGGAGCATCAACATCTTTAAACTCACCTGGCTGTATTGGTGCTGCTTCGTCTCTAACTCTAACGCCTCTTTGTTTAAATCCTGCAGGTAAATTAGATAATGTTCCTGCATCTAATAATTGACGGAGAGCCGCCGTTGCCGTACGACTCAATCCGCCAATCATGTGAATGAGTCCAAAGCCATAAAATCCTAGTCCTGGCAGAAATTTAAAATGGACAAAATATTGGATCTTATTTTTCTTTAGATCATTGGGCGCATAGTTTCTCTTGATTGAGAGAACTATTCGGCTGCCTTCTTCTACAGTTACTATGTAGGGCAATTTTATTCCTGTTGGTTGTCCGTCAGCACCAACTTCTTCAAAACCTTCTAAGTCTAAATTAACATGACACTCTAGCAAAGTGTATACTGGTTCTTGTTTACCAGTTTTTTTAGTGCCATCTAATTCACGTTCTTTTTTTTCTAAATCATTTTTTTCAACATTACCTGGGGGCCCTAATTCTACATCTCTATAGAATCCATTGACCTGTTGTTTTCTTAATTCATTTTCAGATATTTTAATTACGTGTATTACAGATTCCGCATCATCAATACTTGTTGCTGTATATGGCACAACTAATTCATCTGCTGGTACAAATTTAGAAACTACTCTACCCATAGGTACATCATAGTAAACTTTTTTAAATGTAGATCCTGCGAGTGGTAAATGAAATAACATAGAATCAAACTCTGATTCATATTCTTTCATTTCATCCATGATTAAATAATTCATGTAATCTTTTACTCGTTGTGCCTGTAATTCTGTTTGTGGATTTTTAATCCCTATGATTTGAGTTCTTACTGGCCCATCTGACGGTAATAATTCTTTGTAGGCCTGAGCTTGAAATTGTGTAACTGCTTCTGCTAACACTGGGTGTGTTGCACCTGAAGCTCCCTGAAATGGTTCTGTTCTATTTTCGTATTTAAATCCTAAAAGATCTAAACCTTCTGTATAAGATCTTTCCCAGTCTTTTCTAGAAGCTTTATAGTCCATGTAGTTTTGAACCATTTCATTTCCAACTGGTTCTAAAACATCGTCTGGTAAAATATCTGCTAAGTTATCAAAGTGTGCTTCTGTGCCCGGTATGTTTATAGCTCCCGGTTCAAAGTCAATTGTTGCACCACCATCTTCTTCTGGTACTACTTCAACTGGTCCTTTTAATTCTTCTGGTTCCTGAACTTCAACTTCTTGTTGCACCTCTTCTTCTGAAGGCACCTCAAGTTTTGTTCTAGTGTTCGGGAGTCCTTTGTCTATTTCTGCCATTTATTACTCCTTTATCTTCATAGCACGTTTAAACAGTCCTGACAACCCTTGTGAATCAGGATTCATGTTTTCTAGCATAGCTCCTGAGGGATCACCAGCCTGTTTTGCAATACCGCCACCAGCTAGTTTAGAAACACCACCTGCCTCTGCTATTGCACCTATACCTGCATCTTCTAGTATTTTATCATATCCACCAAGGATATTTACCGTTTCATCAACAGGCAAATTTTGTTCTTCTAAATACTTGTTTATTTTTTCTGGAGTTAACATATCTCCTTCTTCTATTCTTTTTTGAATTTGCATGTCTATTGCTCTTTTACTAGATGGAACAAACTTAGGTGCGTTAATTACAGATAATTTTTCTTGAGCATCTACTAACGCATCATAGTATGCCTTGTCTTTAATTTTTAAATCCATTGGTTTTTCAAAACCACTTATTAATTTTTCTGCTCTACTTAATTTTCCAGATCTATATTTATCTTTTATCTCGGCTTGTTTTTCATCTATTTTTTTTCTTAAAGCTTCGCTTTCATCTGGAATATAATCAGAATCGCCAACGCCAAAAAGTCCAGTTTGATAATTATCTTTTAGTCTTTGTAATTGTTTTACAGCTTCGTTTTTATCATTAATTAATTCTTGTTGGTCTAACACATACTCAACTTTATCTTTATCTGTAGCTGCACCTATAAGTTCTTCTCTTACACCTTCATCATAACTTTTCATAAGTCCAAGTCCTCTAAGTGGTGCAGTTAAATAAGATTTACGCAAAGCTTGCATTGTTGATTCTCCCTCACTAACTACTTTATCAAAACCTAACGCTGCCTCTAAAAATACTTCACTAACTACGCCTGTTTTAAATAAAGCTCTTGCACCTTTTGATCCAAAGTTTTTAAGTTTGTTTCCAAGTCTACTCGCTTCACCCGCACTCGCTGCACCTGTTCTTACTTTAGTAATTTCATTTCTCATACCAGTAACAGCTTCGTCTACTGAGCAAGTTCCAACTGTGCCACCGTTTGCTTTTGCGTTTGGGCAAAACTTCATAAGCTGTTTGTATAATGGCGTGCCTGGTTTAAGGTCTTCTGTTAATGGAACACCTTCTGTTTTTATTGCAACTCCTTTTTGAGTGGCTATGTCTGTTATATTTTTTTTAGCAGGTTCGCTTAACGCATCAAAATTTTTAACATATTTTGATGCATCTAATTTTTGTCCACGTTCACTTACAATTATAGGAGTATCAACTTTATATTTTTTTTGAAAAGCCTTAGATACTTTATTAAAATCATCTATGTCTGATGTATTAGCTGTACCATCTAATACTTTTGGAAGTAATCTACTAAATGGTCCATCTATAATTAAGCCTTTTCTAGAATTTATTTTTTTATTTATTACTTGAGTTAATTCAGTGTAGCCAGGTGCATTTTCAAATGTAGCTGCTATACCCACAACTTCATCTAAATTAAACAGATCAGTATCAATTACTTTTAATATATTAGTCCTTAACGTTTGTAATTTTTGACCTTTTGTTTTTAATAATTTATCTCTTATATTTAGTTTTGATCTCCTTAACTCTTCACTAGCAAATTTTCCCCATTGGTTTTGTGAGGGAAACTCTGATAGAATTTCGTCTAACAGTCCTCCTTGAGGGGGGATAAGTCCAGGCACTTCTCTAAACCCTAATAAAAATTCTTGATATCTAATTAAATCTTGAGCTATCATTCTGACTGCATCGTCAGTGCTGTTTCCGTAAATTAATCGTGCAAGCTCTCTTACGTTATTGATATCCGTTGCATCTGTTTGTGCTATTCTATGAATAGCTTTTACAGCTCTATCAAAAGGCACTTTCTTTTCTAGTTTTTTAGTTACAGTAAGTTCCTCTGCTTTTTTAATTTTATTTTCAACGATTTCTTCAGTTGCACCATAAACCATTTTAGTGCTTTGTCCCGCAGATCCTGAAGGAACTTGTGCTTTAAATTTTGCATTCGCCGGTATGTCTGGATTTTTTTTATAATCTCTAGGTTCTACCTCCCTGACCACTTTATAAATTTTTCTAGGGTTGTCGTCCGTATATTTTCTTTGAGAAGTTTCTGTAAATTTTCCTGGTGGTACTTTTTTAATTATACCATCTTTAATAGCTTTAGTTATTATTCTACCTACTACAGATTGGTTGACTCCTAATTGTTTTGCAATGTAAGTTCTACCGCCTTCTCCTTTAGAGTAAGTATTTAAAATTTGTTTAATTTTATCTACATTTAAAACAGTTTTGTTTGGGCCATCAGCTAAAGCTGCTGGTGTAAAATATGTTGGAAATAGTTTTTTTATTTTTGCATCAGTAAGATCGACTCCGTCTTTTAACGCTAGCCTTGAGCTAGACTCAAGATACTGTTTCATCTGTCTATATTGCGGAGGTGTAAGTGACATTATTCTCCTAACATTCTAGCGAGACCACCAGATGCTTTTTTAATTGATGGAATATTATCTGACACTTCATCTACGATTTCTTTTTTAGTTATTTCATTTATTTCATCAGCACCTGCCATAGTTCCGTCTTGATCAAACTCTACTCTGTATTCATCATACTCATCTGCTGGTGTTCCTTTTGTAGATTCATCACCTCTTCCTTTTTTATAATCCATAACAGTTCTATTGTTAATAACATCGTACGTTTCTTCGCCAGAAGAAGCCATACCGGGTCTATCTTTTATAATTTGCATATCACCTGTTCCAATATCTTCAGTTAATGTATACTCATCACCATTCTTACCTGTATAATAATATTCATTTACTCTTTCTTGAGGTTTGACTTTTGATTCTTTACCTAAAAGTTTAATTTTTTCTGCTAAACTAAAAAAATATCCTGGTGGCTCCGTGTTAGGAACAACTTTACTTATATCTTTTGCAACTTTCG